TAAAGCCTGCTGAGTGGAGTGGAGTGCAACCTTTGCCCGGTTAAACTTATACTGGGTAAGTTCTCCCTCTATCCGGATCATCTCTTTCTGCTGTTCAGAAAGTTTAGCATTGTACTCCATAGCGGCCTGCTGGGCCTGGCCGCTCTTTCTCTGTGATGATGCCTGAAATCCGAATCCCATATTATTCCTCCGCCAATTCTACTTTTGTAGCTATTAAGAGTACATTTAAGGGCAGCGCCTGATCCTGATAGATCTTGACAATTCCGTCTTTATTCCAACCCTGTGGAAACTTAATCGTCTTATCCCCGGTGAATAATGCGCATGCTGAGTTCATGGCCATAGCGCTTGTCCTGAAGGGGACAATATCCTGTATGGTATCCCCGCCCTCAATCATGCCGATACTCTTATAGAGCCGGGTGGTTATCTCATAGATGCGCTTAATGAACCCCTGGAACATACTCTGCGTACCTCCGCCTCCCCCTTCCATTTTAAGAGTTTCTAATGTTGAAGTATACGGAAGTCCGACGGTGATATGGTTATATGAACCGTTAAGGGTGATATATCCGCCGGTTACATGGCGGGTTGGATGCGTGGCTCCGTCAACCAGGCATGTTACATTACAGCTGTTAAGGTGGGATAACCCGCCTATAATCTGGAGAGGAGAACCTGACCTTGACAGTCCGCAGTCCACAAAGAAACAGTTTCTCTGGTCATCGCCGTAATCCAAAGGCATAAAGTATTCTACATTCTGTATCGCCACTCCGTTAAGCGAGCGCGCGGTAATGACCCAGACCTGGTCTTCGGCTCCGTTAGGGATTACCGTTACTGACTTATACTGGCTGGGAGCATTGGTATTTCCGGTAAGTATCCGGCTCCAGGCTACCACTTCCTGGTCGGTCTGCCTGGTCATCGTGGCAATAACTCCGTCTGTGCGTACATTCCAGAATATGTTGTCCGGGGATTGCTGGTATTCCATATCCTTGACACCCGGCTTAAGGATATGCTCGGCAAGCAAAGTAATGTCTATCGCCTGGTAAGAGTCGGTATCAAAGCGGTAGCTCATTTCCCTAGTCTGCACGCCGTTGGATTGGATAAAGAATACATACCCGGAAATCCTTTTGGGCAATAATTCATCCACTCCGTAGGTTGATTCCAGCTTGACTGATACATTTGTCGGGGTGAGCGCTTCATTAAGCGAACCGCTTGACATTACAAACGCGCCGCCTGCTGTTCCTATGACTAGAGTTTTCCCGGAGGAAAGCCACTCTATCTCATTGACCTGGTTGGTGGCTATCGTATAATCTAAGGCATCCGCCGATAAAGCTCCCGGGGTAAAATTGGTATAATCCTGTGAGGCTGAACCCCATACCGTCTGCGGCTGCGCCCAGGAATTAGCGAACATAAGCCTTTGCTCGTAGAAAGTGCAACATGACGGGTATCCGTTATATCCGTTCCAGGAACCTAATGCCCAATCATCGGTAAGGGCCTGCTCCAAAGTGCTTATTACATTTGCGCTGGCTGTGGTCACTGAATTGGTTGAGGTTATCTGCACATATCCGTTAGAGGTCCCTATCCTGAGATAAGCCCCGGACATAGCCGCGGTAAAATAAGCAGCTGAAGAAGATACCAGCACTAATCCCGTCAACGCTGTGGCTGACATGGAATTAGTCGTGGTATTAGCAAACTCCCAGGGGCCGCCGGTGGTATTTATTGCGGTAGCGTTCCAGGAATCATGCGCTGTGCGGGTGAGAGTTGTAATGCTATGGGAAGGATGGGTAAGATACATGGTATCCGCGCTCTGCGCGAACTTCACATCAAATACCTCGCTTGCCAGGTAGTTAGTTGAGACCTCATAAGGCACTCCACCTAAGCCAAGTATCTGGCCGTTCTTCATAAAGAACCTTAAATACCGGTCGCCCATCTCTATAACATAAGCCTGTTCCGTATTAAACTCAAAAGGTATCAACCGGACAGCGGAGGTTGAATACTTAGTCGTGCCGGCATAGTAAGTGCCTGGCCGCCTGAACGCACCGCCAAAGGCCCGGATGATAAAGTTCTCAATGGTCTGCGCGCCGTTAAAATATTTATTTATATCTACGCGGCCGAACAGCATCGGAGAAAGTTCTCCGCTTGTCCAGTTAGTAAAAATATGGTTTATATTAGCCATTTATATCCTTGATTGGTTCCAAACATCTCCGCCGATAGTATCAGGCAGCCCTGATTCCTGCGCATCCGCGCCTTTAGCTGCTGACATCTTTTGTTCATATATCTGCATCATGGCGGTCGCCATTGAGCCATGCCCGGTTATGGAATAAGCTAACTCCGCCGCAAGCCGCGCTGCAAACGCGGTGGCGAATACCGTATCAAACTGCGTCGGGTCTGTAACCTTGAATATATACCTGATGTAACAGGTGTTCATATCGGTCAATAAAGCCTTACCTTCTATCTCAAATTCTGTTTCTGATTCCACATCACTGTAACCGCTGGAAACCTCAAACACCCGCAGGCAATCAGTAGGTATCTGGAATTGGTGGTCATATCCGTATACCGGAGGAGCAGCCAATTCCGCCAGGGTTGCGCGCTTGACAGCAAAGTTCCAGGGATGCGCCCTTAATACTTCATCCCGGATAAAAGAATAAATCGCATTGCATTTACGCGCGTTCTCCGAGTCATCCAGTAAATCAGTGATCCTGTCCGCACCCAATAGAGTTAGGGCAAGATTGCAAATAGTAACATCTGTCTGTGCGGGCATATAAATCTCCTTAATTACCGGGAGCCGGGATTTCTCCCGACCCCCGGCTGTTTAACTAGTCAACGATATATTTTACCGTTGCCTTTATTGTTCCTGTCATCAGGACATTACCGCTGTTCTCAATAACTATGCAGTTATCACTTGTTCCGGTAACCACATAATTAGCGCCTGCTACGGTCTGAGGCCCGACCGATAAAGTATTTCTTGATGTGTTGAATATCGCAAGAAATAATGCAGGATTCTGTGAAGTGCCTACCGTCAGGTGATTAGACGATGTGCAGTTCTCATTGATTGTAACCTCTGTGATGATTGCTCCGACAGGCAAGGTGGGGCCGATGTAGATATAACCTCTTGTTAAAGCTACGGCCACATAACTATCGGTGATTGACCTTACTCTGCCCGATACTAATCCCGGATCCAGGATATTGTTTCCTTTTGGATCAAGGATTTTAGTCCTATTCACTCCGTAAACAGTTGCCATTGTTTATCTCCTTAGTCCACAATATACATGGTTTCCAGTTTGATAGCACCGCTTGCTGATGCCGATAAACTGATCTTGATTATGTTGTCTGTGGTACCCGTTACTGTGTAGTTTGTTCCTCCGACGGTGTTTGGAAATACCACCGTTGCCGCGGTTGATGTCTGGGTAGCCGTCAAATAACGGTCGCTGTCCCCATCATCTCCTATCGTAAGGTCAGGGCATGGTGTCCCTAAAGCCGCGTAGGAAACCTTACCGCCTATTACGATAGCACCGGCTGGGAGTGTAACTCCCATGTAAATAGCTGAATCCGAGGCGAGAATCACCGCCGTATAAGTATCGGTAATACACCTGACCCGGCCTGATACTGCTCCGGGGTCAAGGATGTTATTAGCCGAGGGATCCAGCAATTTGGTGCGATTTACACCTTTGACTATTGCCATATTTTAATCCTCCGAGATTGCTTTGTAAGTTACATAGTGCAAAACACTCTTATCCGATATACGCGCCGATCTGTACAACCTTAGCCTCCTCAAGACGAGTGGCTCCGATACCCATAGAGCTGAATACCTGGGTAGCATAATTCTTGTCGGCCCTCTCTTCAATACGGTGAGTAAGGTCTTTTGCAATAGCCAGAGCCACGCCATCCGTTGCCCATGCGGGACAAAGACGGACAGAAGCGCTGGAACCTGTGGTCAGCCTGTTGCAAAGGTGGAAATTGAAACCTAAGAATGTGTTGACTTCGCCGTTGACTAAAGCCTTGACGGAGTTATAGTCAGCATCCTTGATTTCGGTTGTGTTCAGCAGATCAGCCAACTGAGTTCCGGTGATGGCAATATGCCTCTGCACATTCGGATCCACATCAGCATTGTCAAAAATCTTTTTCGCGTTCAAGAGCTTGACAAGGCCTAAGCCGGTAGTACCTGCGGTAACCATCTGCGCATAAGGCAGAGTTTCCGTTGATGCGCCCTCCTGACCGGTAACTGCATCGGCCCAGAAAGCTGCGATGATAGTGTCATCAATCGCGCGGCCTAAAGCATAAGCTGCGTTCATGACATAATCGCTGGTAGGATCAATGAGCATCTTTAACTGATCCTCTTTGTCCAATAAATCTGCCCAGACCCAGTCGTAAAGGGTGACCTGGCGTCTCTTGTGGACGGACTTGATTAACGGGGTATCGGTGTTACGGACGGTCTTTTGAACTGCGGCTGTCGCGTCTAACTGATCAAAATACGCGGTGCGGCCGACTACGCCGGGGCGGACTTTTACTGCATTGCGCAGAATAGAACCTCTCTGCTGTGAGAGTATGTCAATGTTCCGGCCATACTGCTGCACAAATGCTGTGGTAATATCATTAGTTGCCATGGGTGTTACCTCCTAATGCTTTAGTTGATAAGGTATCCTGTGTTGCAGATTTTCCGCTCTCACGGGTCATCCGAGCCTGTTGTCCGGGCCTCTTTAGGAGGTTCTCCACTTCTTATTGCCGCTCAATCCAAAACCTATTCTTTAGGTTCCTCTGGGTGAGCTTGTTCAAATAATTCTTTTACCTGCGCTACTGCAAAATCATGCTCCGGGTGCATTAAATCAAAATACGGATGCTTCCCGTTAGCCATAATCTTGGCGATTTCCCTGTTAGCCTCATCGGGCGATTTTGTGAGCTGGGCATGATCCCCAATCAACTTATCCTCACTCATGCGCTTACCGATTTCAGCAAACAGCTTAATCACGCGCGGGTCATTCCCTAAACCTGAATCCATAAGCTGGAATATCTCATCAGAGCCGTAAGTTTGCAATACCTTACGGGCTGTTCCTACATTCTGGTCATAAGCCTTGCCCCATTCCTTGCGCAGCGCAGCCTCAGCCTTGACCATACCTTCGGCTCTTGCCGCTTCAGCGTGGCCCATAGCATTGACGGTATCTTTCATAAACCAACTGTAAACCTCTGACACTTGGTTTGGCAGCAATCCTGCCTTGTGCGCTATGCCTAAAAACTCACTCATCTTTTCCGGCGGGATTTGAGGAAAATTAGCCGGTAATCCTTCTAACTTTGGCAGTTGGTACTTATCAGGAGATTCCGGCCTGCCGAGCCTGCTCCAGACTACATCCCAATCCTCCGGCTTTGCATCCTTGCCCGGCAACGGGATTTTGTCCTTGCCTACAAACTTTTCCAGCTCAATGTATGACTTAACTACATCTGCCGGAGTTTTAAACTTACCTACTGACGGATGGTTCCTGACTTCATCCGGTAATGCGCTGTGCCAATCTGCTACTGCTGTTTCTGCATCTGTTCCATTTGGGTCAAGATTTCCCGGATTAGCCGGATCAAGATTATCCTGTGCCATTTTATTTTCCCTCCCTCGGTAGTGAACCTGGTTTCATCTCTAACATCCTCCTGATATATAAAAGCATGTTTTGTTGACCTAAATTAAAAGCAGTAACATACTGGTTGTTCGGGTCAAATGCGCAATTAAATAATCCGCACTTTGTCTCCAAATCCTTTAATACCATCTTACCGGCATCTGTAGCAAAAGCCTGTCTATAACAATCAAGCGTATCAAGCAGCTGCTGCTGGCTGTCCGGCATTAGTGGCTACCTCCTCGGCTTCGGTATAATTTTTAAGCGCCTTAGTCCCTGTATCAGCAATCTGAGCGACTGCGTTAAGTTGTTGCATTTGCGCCATCTGGGCCTGTTGCTGCGCCCTTTGCTGCCTGATAGCAGCCACTTCTTCTTTACTCCTGATAATTGACGGAGGAACATTGTGCATCTCAGCTTCCTTGTCTATAACCTCATCAGAGTCTATCTTATCAAGCACTCCGGGAGCGACCCCGGCCATCTGTCCTACCATACCCAAAAAGTTCTGCATGGAGTTTAAGTCCGCGGCTTTCTGCGCTTTGGCTAACGGCGAAGTATATTCAATGACATATTCCTGCCCGCGTAATGATTGCGGAGCCGGAGGAATAACTCCCGCACGCAGCATGATATTGAATGTCCGGTTGATTACCGGATTAAGCAGTTCCGACATCAAGCGGCCCAAAGTCGGTGCGAGAATCAACATCTTTTCCGCATTGCGCTGAATGACCTCCGTCGCAGTCATGCGCCCCTCTGGAACCTGGGCCATAAGCAAGAATAAGTCAACGAAAAAGTTTCGTTGAATTACTTGGCGGCGTGCGTTCATCATCTCAAATGATACAGGGATATTAGCGGGAGAGTTAAGAAAATCAATCCTGTCATTAGGGTTACTGCGCGTTGCATAGTTGATTGCTCCCGGGCTC